TACGCCGAAACCTGCTACCACACCAGAACCAGCACCGCCACCGGAAGCGCCAGGGTGCGCTGTACGGTTATTCTTTGAGCCACCGCCACCGCCAGGAACAGCAACCTGGCCGAACACCGATGATTCCCCCTGAGAACCCGTAGTGCTTAATCCGCCACCGGCACCACCAGAACCGAGGGTAACGGTCACAGTGCCAGCGGAAACATAAAAATTCTCTACAATCTGATGACCACCCGCGCCCCCACCACCAGACATATTCCCACCAACGCCGTTAGTGCCACCACCGCCAGCACCGCCACCGATAAGCACAACATCACAGAAACCTGCTTCAGAAAATGTGATAGAGCCGTCACCAGTGAAAGCGTAGTAATCAAACCCGCCAGAGGTCGCCGTCGTAGGTGAACCAGTAGTGGCAGAAACTTTTGCAGACAACACCGGAACTTGTCCACTCATCTTGTTCGACTTCGCGAAAACCTCAATGGATGAGGTTGACATCCTGGTAACAGCCATTAGTTGCTACCTCCTTAGACGGTTACTTCGGCACCGAAAGCGTTGATGGACAACTCCGAAGCCGTACCAGCCGCGGCCACAGAAATAACATCGGTTGCTTCCATCGTGATGCCGAGGGTCAACGTGGTCGAGTCATTCGCGGCAACCGGCACATCGTAGGCCAGGTAGTGCTTGTCACTGATCGCGTCGCCGTCGGTCCTGAGTGCCAGACGGAACGTGTCAGCCGCTGATGCACGGTTCGCAATAACCACGGTGCTGATGACTGTTTCAGTTGCCGATGGGCACGTGTACAACGTAGTCAGTGTGGACGATGTGAGGTCCAACTGTCCAAGTGTCTTGTATGAGGTTGCCATGTTTCCTTGTTTCTCCTATGCACCCATTAGCAGGAAGTTAGTTTCGAAGCCTCCAGCGCCTGCACCACCGGCCGCAACCCAGGCACTCCCAGTGTAATACTCGAAGGCGTCAGTGTCCTTGAGGAACCGGTGCTGGCCTTCCTGAGGGGAAGGGATTGCTGACCCAGCCGCGGCCGCGTTAGCGAACACAGGAATCGCCTGGGCCATGAGGTAGGTGTTGACTTCCTCAGCCGTAAGAACGGCACCGGCCGTGAAGGTTTTTGCTCCAGCAGGAACAGCCACAGATGACTCCTTAGAACGCTAGATGGTCTGTGTCTAGGATACCAAATAGGGCGTCATCCAACACAAGGAACGTCCAGTCGAGTGAGGTGACACCGATACTGACCTCATGACGGTTCTGGTCAATCTTGTGGTCGATTTTGATTATCTGACCGAACTGTTCGATAGGTGAACCCAGCCCGTTGGGTGTGAACACGAATTTGGTGACATCACCAAGTTCCAGTCCGAGGACTGTGTTCTTGTCAGCCGTGCCGAGGTTCCTTAGGTTGATGATGACCTTCTCGATACGGTACTCAGGGTTCCCATACTTTTGCACGGTGAAGTTCGCCAGGTTGCCAGCCTGTTCCACGGTGGACAGAAGCGTGTTGATGCTGGTCGATGTCACACCATAGGTGGTTCTTGAACCCTGATTCAGTGCCGTAGCGTTACCAACAGGTGTTTCCACCACTGCCGTGTTGAACAACAACTCTGTACCGTAGGACACCTCCACACGGCTGTACTGGATACCACTGCCATCGTCAGCGAACGTGGTGAACGTGTCTGATGTGGGTGTGGCGTCGAGGCGATCACGGAAGAACAACTGACCGTTCTTGCCTACGAATAGTTGACCGTTCTCGGAGGCCTCCACTTTCTGCAGGTACTCGAGGGCGTTGGTGGATGCGTCGAACACGTCAGCGCCAAGCGTGGAAACGCCTGTGTCAATGTTGCGGTCACCCTCAGGCCAGTTCACTGACTCCATGTCGAGGACGGCGCTCACACGGGCACCTGTGGCTTGTGGTGTGGCAGTACCAGCCGTCAGAGTCTGTCGTGCCAGTAGACCCATTTCGTCAGTCGCGACGAAGGATGCTTTCGACCTACTGTCAGGGTCATAGTCGAAGTTGTAATCCTGAATCACACCGATGAACTGTTGGATGCCGTCGACCGTGACCTTGACTTTGCGTCGTGGGATGATGTCACCGAACAAGGGTGACGCCGTGTAGTTAGGGTCGAAGCGTCTGTCCTCATTGTTCAGGGTGATGGCGAACCGGCCAGGTGTGAACCGGTCTAGTTCACGGTTCTTACCACGGGCAATCGAAGCGTTGATGAGCGCCGATGATATGTCACGGAATACCTCACCACCCAACTCTGACGTATCTAGGACACCATACTCAGGGTCATCCAGGATGAATCCTTCGGTAGCGCTGATTTCGACAACGGTCGCCATGACTACCTCGCCGACTGGAACACAGGCGCGGCGTAACGGTCATACTGCAACAGGATGCTGTAAATTTCGTCACCCAACTGTGTGGGATCAGTGCCCAGGCCAGCGTTCACCGTGATTTCATACTTGCGCTGGTCAGCACCCTGGCCAGAACGGAACTGAGTCATACCGCCAGACTCAAAGAACCCAGGCTCCAATCCCTGCTCAGTGAACCCAGTCATGCCACCCATGAACCCTGGCATGTTCAACTGGCGAACCGCCTCGGCCGCACGGTACCGTTCTATTGCCTGCCGGTTCTGACGTGTCACCATGTCACTGACACCTGACACATCACGCTCAGGGAACGTCATGCCAGAGAACTTGCCAGCCTCATCTGTCAACAGTCCCATTTCACGTCGGAGTTCACTCAGGTCAGGTAGTTCCGGCTTGGGGATTTTCAGCCTAGGAATACTGATGGTGTCTTTACCGAAGGCCCTAGCGATCGCGTTGTAGCCTTCCTCGACCGCGAACACGACACCATTAATGAGGGCCTCGATTTTCGCTAGTGCCGTGATGACCACACTACGAATGAGGAATGACGTGCCGTAGACCAGACCTGCTAGACCCTCGAGGAATCCACGGAACACAGGGTTCAAGTCATCGGCAGTTTTACCCACGTTGAACAGGTAAGAGGCCAGCCCAACCAGCGCCGCTATAGTCGCCGCAATCAAACCTAGACCGCTAAACACGACTCCGAGGAAGCCCTTCTGACCGGCCGCGGCAGTGAGTCCTGCACCACCGGTGACTCCCAACCAGGTCGACATGACTTTGAGGATGCCGACGAACAACGCGCCAGAGAGAATCAGGGCACCAAAAAGTTCACCATTATCAGCCAACTGTCCACTGAAGCCTTCTAGGATGGGCGCGATTTCTTCGATGACGCCTGACAGAATCGGCATGATTGCCTGAGCCATACCCAAGACCAACGTGGCAAGGTCACCCACCACAGGGATGAGTGGGATGAGCGCCTCGATAAATCCAGGCAACTGTGTGAACAGTTCCTCGATGACGGGTGCCATTTCTTCAAACAGGCCGATGAGTGCTGGAGCCAACTGGTCAATCAGTGGACCCATTTCTTCAGCGAACGTCATCAGTGTGGGTGTCAGACCCTCACCTACGGTCAGCATCACGTCAGTGAAACGCGACTTCAGCAACTCCAGTTGGGCGTTGAACGTTTCTAACTGCTTCCCAGCGACCTCATCAGTGGTGCCACCGGCATCCTTCAGTGACTGCTCATACTCACGAATCGCCTCAGAAGTACCCATCAGGGCCATCAGGGATGCGAGTGACTTGTCACTGAAGCCCATCTGGAGCAGTGTGGCCTTCGCTGTTTCGTCAGACATACCATCCAGGGCACTCTCCAGGTCACCCACGATGTCAGCCATGTTGCGCATTTCACCGGCACTGTCAAACACTGACACGTTGTACCGGTCGAACTCACGACGGTTGTCGATCGCCTTCGTGGTCAGGTCACGTAGGACAATCGACAGTTGTGTTCCAGCGATTTCACCCTTGATACCTTGGTCAGCGAAAGCGGCGAGGACCGCGACACCTTCCTCGACCTCTTTCCCGAGTGACCTGAGCGCGGCACCGGCCTTCGTGGTCAGCGCTTTCGAAAACTGCTCCACTGATGCGTTCGCCAGAGTGTTCGCCTTGACCAGCACATCAGACACACGGGTCAGGTTTGTGAGGTTCTCTGTAGCATCATCGACTGTCAGACCCAGTGCTGACTGTGCATCTGTCAGAAGGTCTGTCGCCAGGGCCATGTCG